TGAACCAATAAATCCATACAAGTTCATTCTTGCCGGTTTATCATCGGTAGCATCAACTACGTTAAATACTGTTTTAATTTTCTTCATGTTCTCCATCTCCATTGTCATTCTCACCACCCTTCAAATTATCGTTGTCCTGGTCTTCAACCAGGCTATAATTCTTGCTTATTACATGCTTATCAGCCCATTCTTCATCGATAGGCTCATAATCCATGAAGTCCAGAATGTCATTAATTGACCAAACACCAATGCGACTGATTAACTCAGCTGAATTAGCAATCTTAGTTAGATCGTAGTTTCGAATCTTATCGGTTCTGATCTTGCAATATGTATGTTTAATAACATTGTTCTTGCCAAACATCTTGCGATTAATTTCATCTTCAATTTGTTCAGCAATTGGATTGATACAAAATGAAATAAAGTTATCGGTCATACCATCAATATCGGCTGTATCGCCTTTTAATAATCCACGTGGAATCATGAAAGCATCTGCTGACATATCCACGATATCGCTGACCATTGCTGAAATATCTCTAGTAGTCTTATTAGCAGCACTCCCGGATGACTTACTATTACCGGTAGCGTTCAAATCATTCAAAGTTAATCCAGATTCGAGTGGAGTAACTGAATCCTTATCACTAAACACACCCTTCAATCGTTCTCCGAATAAGTCATCAATGACTGTATCGTATTCAGTTAATGGAATACCGTTCTCATCAGTCACTTGATTACCATTTTCATCAACAACTGGACGTGATTTTAATTGGTCGAATGTTGAATCGATATTCAATGCGTACTTAATAGCGTTGCTACGGTTATAGTTTTTAATTGCGCCATTAAGCAACGATCCATACTGTTCAAATATTCCATCAAATAAAGACTTAACCTTTGAATTGTTGAGTTTTAAATGAAGCACTTCGCTTTCAATAAAGCTAGTATTCATTGAGTAGTTGCTAATCATGATGTTTGAATAAACATTCGGTTTAAAAGCAAATTCGTGAATAATAAAATCATCAGCAACTAGTAACTCGCCTGTAACTCTTGATTGAATTATTAAAGCTCCGTCTTCGTTCATAACCATTTGATAAATGACTTTGTTCCAGAAATCAGCAGCGTTCTGATTTTGATTAGGTTCAACGTTAAGCTGGTACCATGTATCTCCCTGGAATTTCTCGCCTTTTTTCAATGTTTGAAAATCGCATTTAGTTAAGGCATTAGAAATTCGATTGATACATAACTGAATCGCATATAGTTTAAAAGCAGTATTGGTAGTTGAGGACTGGATGTAATTCTCAAACAACTGATACTGCTTTTTTCTTAGCTCTTTAGCTTGTTCTGATTCTGTGACTCTTACCGGTTCGTTACTTTTAAAAATATTAAGAAATCCCAACCGCTCACCTCCTTTCTAGTAGGTATGTGTCCTCAAAGTCCTGTGATATGTCGCAACTGGAACGTCTAACAATTCTCTGAATTGGAAAGCATTTAAGAAAGCAAAAAAGCCATCAGTCTTTCGCAACTTAGGCTCAATTTTTTTGTATTCAATATTCCCACGCTCATCACGATCTTTATAAACGTTATTTGTATACCAACGCATCATGAAATCATCGTCTGTATATACGAGCTTGTGATAGGCGAATAAATCATCGATGGTATTCTCTAGTTCTGTATGTGTCTTGATACCCGTTCTAGCTTGTAGCAAGTCATCAAAACCGTTATTTTTGAATTCCTGTTCCAGGTAATTACGTCTAAAAGTATCGGCTGCAACACCTTTAATGTCGTACTTTTTGGCTTGCTCTAAAATCCAATCAACAACATATTTAGGTTGGTTGGTTTCATCGTCGATAATTTTAATTAATCCGCGTTCTTTCGCGACATCTAAAGGAACTTTGTAATTTCTATGTTGCAACGCTTTGTAATTGATGAGCGAATGATGTTTCCAATAATATTTATCATCGATTTTGAACAATAATCCAATTCCACAAAAGTCCATTGTGTCCGAGAAATCAATTCCGACTACGCAACTTCTACCAAGCAGTGAGGGAGTGGGTTGATTAGTAGCCTTGATATCTTCCCACTTAGCAACTGGGGATTGTGCTTTAGTTGCTGGAATATTCATCCGCTTAGTCATAAATTCGATACGAGCTTGGTCACGATCATGAGCTTTCTCGAATTCTGATTCCATTTCATGTTTTAGATTTGGAAAGTAAATCAATGATGGATTAGCCTTCTCCCACATTTGTTCGTCTTCCCATTCGTCAGGACTATCCAACTTACAAATAAACGGAAACATTCGGCGTTTAGGTCTCTCGCCAGCAAGTACCATCTTGCTTTCTTCTTTCAAGTTATCCAAGAAACCCTCACGATTATATCCGTCTGTGGTCATGTAGAAACGCCGTGGGAGTGGTTTCTTACCTAATCCAGATGTGAATACGTTAATAGTTTCTTCGTTCTTATAAGCGTGAATTTCATCGAAAAATACCGCCCCAGGTCTACCACCATCTTTTGTGTTGGCATTGCTTGTGCGGTATCTAATTTTAGAATTAGTTTTCTTGTATCGAATCAATTTCTTAGTCCATTGAAAGTATTTCTTATAATATTTCTCTTTACTATCAAGTAAATCGTGAATTTCGTTGAATGAAGTAGTGGCTTGCTCTTCTGATGTGGCTACAATATCAATATCATAATCTCTGATTCCTTGTTTACTAGCTAGTAGCCACTCTTCAGCTGACATGAAACCAGTCTTACCACCTCCACGACCTAAGAGAACTAAGAACTCGTCAAACATCAAACTGCCATCGTCGTAGAAGGCTCCATGGACAAAAGCCAGGATGAATTTCTCCCAGGGTAGCAACTTCCACACGAAGTGCTTTTGGATATTTTCCAAAGCCTCATCTATTAAGTCGGTTCTTAATACGGCGTGCGGATCGTTTAACTTATCGATTAGAAAGTGCATCAATTGAACTTGTTCTTTACAAGCGATGATTTTCCCAGATAAAACACCATTCATATACTCATCAATTGCTGGATGATATTTAACTTTAGAAATCGTCATCGTCTTCAACTTCGCCTTCAATCGTTTCAATATGCAACTGTTGCAGAATCTTAAGCATTTGAGCGTTAACTTTAACTAATTCAGCGATAGAATCATTCTTCTTGTATCCGTGAGACTTCTCGCCATTTCGCCACTCGATACTTACACCACGAGCAGAAATATCAAGAATTAACTTGTTCTTGATTTCGTAAAAACTCACATAATCGTTAACTAAATCTTCAAATTGCGGTGTATCGGCGCCCATGTTTTTAAGTTGCTTTAATAGTGATTCCTTTAGGTTCTTAGCTGTTATCGTCTTCTTTCTTACCATATTTTTGTAAAACCCCCTCTCATGTAAGAATTAATATTTTTGTTGAGTCTTCATCCTTCCCCGTTGTTCGGTTCCCTAAGGGATTGCCCATTTGGTTTAACCGGGGGGGATTGCTCACCAGCGTTCTTCATTTTCAAATTTATCTTTATGAAATTGCTCCAGCTTTTCTGGATGTTCCATATTATGGTGTACCCTGCATATAGTCTCAGTATTATTTAAATTTAATGCTTGCATTGGATAGTCTCTAACATGTTTGATGTGGTGCACAGTAGTAGCGTGAGTATGCTTGCCTTGTGCCTTGCATACCTGACACTCGTAGTGGTCTAGCTTGAGTCGCTTGGCTCTCACCTTACGCCATTCATTCGTGTGATAGAACTTAATCACATCATCATTAGCTATCCAATCTCTTAGCTTATGCAACATGCTATCAGTCATTAGATTCATAGCTAATCATCACTATCCTTAGGCATATCCTTGACGTATTGCTTAGCCCACACATTGATTAGCTCTGTAGCTGTATCAATGCTCAGCTTAGTAGGATCAATACCCAAGTCCTTTAATTGTTGTGCATTGTGTGGCATCTGCATCATGTTACGCATGAGCGATACGAACAGTGCAGCAGCCTCCTCATTAGATACCTGGTTCATTGTGAACGAATCTAAGAACGCTTGTTGTATCTCATCCAGGCTCATCTTATTCTCATCAAGATATTCCTTGATATGTTTCTTTTGAAATCTATTCATATGACACACCTCCAATTTATTTCGGTTGCTGGAATCGAACCAGCTTTCTTAGCTAAGGGAACTAATGAGATACCAACCTTCCAACCGATACGTCTATAAGCTGATGATTACCAGTGCTACTAGCCACCACCACGATATAGTTATGAGTCCGAATATCTTAGCAACCACGAGGATGAGAGTGAGTAGTTGGAGAAAACGTGAGCTGTTGTTATTCATTTAACTTCCATCCTTTGTGTAATACACTTAAACGCTTATCATCGGGAGATGAATAGTAATTTAAATCCATTTTGTTTATACCAGGCTTTCGTGAATTACATGTAACATAATCACGTGTCAGCACTTGCTGTCTGGTATGTCTCCATGCTGTGGTCTTGTAAAAAGATACATACTCTTTGTTCTCACGGTTCCTCTTTTGATTGTATGCCTTGTCTGTTTCAGTTCTGGTCTGGTAATCAATAGGAACTAACTGCCTTCTTCCATTGATAACCATTAGCTTCTTTGGCTTAGCCATTAGTAATCAGCGTCACAATCCAAGCTATAAATATAAATAAGATGAGCGCAAGAATTGGACCCCAGATAGGCAAGAACACTAACCACCATGACCAGGATAGGAAACCAAGAATCTTGGCCACGACAAAGATGAGAGTGAGAATGGATAGAAACCCTAAGCCTGTTTTAGTTGTATTGCTATCGTTGTTATTCATTACTTATCCTCCAAAATAAAAAGCCGATAGATTAATATCTATCAGCTCGCAATGGTCCCCGTAGAGATACCACCACTCTCTTTAATAGTCAGGCGTGGAATCGAACCATGCACCATCATCAGTATTTAGCGTTACCCTTTGCGCCACCGACTACCGTTGTTGTTTTCAGACAAACAAGTTGTTTTGATTGTTTTCCGACAATCAATTGTGCAGATAGGAGTTGAACCTATGCTCACAGAGTCAAAGTCTGTTGCCTTACCACTTGGCTACTACACAATGTTGGCTGGAATTAACCAGCCCTTTTCAATAATCCAAAAAGGAGGATATATGTGGAATTAACTTCCACAATGCAAGAAATAGGTATCGAACCTAACATCAGTCAGAGCAGCGATATAGTTTGTTAGTATTGCTATGTATTATTTGGTCTCTACCGATTCGCCCATGCGTTCTCACAAAATGCAGAGAGCTTCCACACTCCCCGCAGTGTCGATTAAACAGCGTAACAACGCTATTTAAAAATATAGTTTGAGGGATATCATTTTTTGTTTTATTTAGATGGGCAGTATTATTGCCAATCATCTATACTACTAATTTAACTCTTAAATAGGGTCTGTGCGTACGCAATTAGTACGGTTTAATAAGGATCATATAGTCCCATTTGTTTTGCAATTCTTCTAATCAATTTAGACTTTTTTTGGAATGCTTGAGTACGTCTACAATATATTAGCTTGTCTTCAATCAATCCATCCATTTGATATTTTGGATGCTCCTTGAAATATAATTCTTCAGCAATGACATTAGTGTCGGCATCACTATCAGCTAAGCTAATTTTTACTGCTTCTCGCTCACGTTCTAAGGCTTTTAGTTGCTTGTCCTCGTCAATAGTAATAAGCATCTGTTCTTGTGGCTTAGAAATCTTAGACGACTTGCCACCGCCTACATTGTCATCTTCTGACTTGGTTGGAAACATTAACTCTTCTCTTCTATCATGGATATATCTATCCATTTTAGGATAGTCACGTAAGATTTCTTCTATGCGTTTCTTAGTTCCTGATCTAATAATGCTCACTCTCCCCTATTGATATATAGTGTTACTCGATTGCTTTCAAAGGAAAGTCCAGCTTTTCAGCTTGGACATCATTCCTGTATATTTCGTTGTTTTTAACTCGCAAATAATGATTGACTGCCTCATATGAATCAAACTCTTTGATTTCTTCTGAGCCATCTGGTGCTACTATATTAAATTTCATCTTCAACCTCAGTTTCAGTAATTTTGTAAAGCTTGAAACCACGTTTCTTTAGGTCCTCTATCCATTTAGAAGGATATTCTTTATTAATGAATCGAGCACCTCCAATATTGATAGAAGTTTCATAAACGCCTTTCAAATCGTTTTTACTGTGAAAGTATAAATTTCCAATTTTTGCAACATACATAACTTAATCCTCCAATTTAATCGATTTCTACAAGTCGGTATCTAATTCTGTGGTTTCTCTTCTTATATTCATTAGTTCTAAAGCCTTTAAGACTGCTGACTGAAATTCCTGTCAATGCTGAAATTTCTTTCATCGTTCCACGCATTTGATAATCACCATTTTTATAAAACGCATATCTACAAGTTTTTGGGTCAGACTTATTTTTCAACCACTTCGAATCATCGAGCACTCCTTTATAAATCAATCTAGAAATCTTATAAGGCTTAGTGTTGAGAAATTCAGCGATGTCCTGTTTGTAAAGTCCTTTATCAAGCATCTTTTGAGCAGCGTCTACATCAAAATCAACTTCGATATTTTCGAATGGATCAACACCGTGATTTAGAAATTTTCTAGCTTTAACTAGTCGTTTATCATTGATAGGCGTTTGTTTGATACTTCCAAACTCAGCTTCACACTCCGCAACTAGCGGTACTATACTTGTCATTATTCAGTTACCTCTTCTCTCTCGAATTGGTCGGGGTCCATTTCATCGGGTAGATATTTTAGGAACTGCTCTTCGGTAAGTGTTGTTGGTCTTTCTGAAATAATTGAAACATCGCATCCTGAAACACGCTTCAAGCTAAAATATAGTTTGTAAAAATCATCATTTTGAGCACCTTTTAAATAGAAACGGTATTTTTGTTCTTCTAATTCATAATTGTTGTTATAGATATTCACTATAATTTGAATTAATTTATCAAAATCGGACGAATGAGTATCCGCATTAAGTCCAACTGAATTCAGAACTTCCATTTCTTTAGAAGTTAAATCGCCATCAGCATATTCAAAATCAGTAATGATTTCTGCTAAGTACGTGGATGGTCTCCGTTTGTTAATGTATTTAACTAACTTTTTATATTTACTTTCTAATTTACGTTTCATAATTCTCTCCTATATATCATGATGTGTATTTGTGATACTGCGGTTAATTTTGATACTATTCGGTTTTATAAATTGTTAACAATGATGTTCACATTTACACCTCTAACTTTTTTATTAAATTCTGTCTGCTAATTTTTCTGATTGATCCATCTTCAGCTCTATAATACATTTCTGCATTATTAGCGAATCTCCTTGATACGCTCAATTGATTTTGCATCAAATACTTCCTCCAATTTGTTTTCGATGTGTTCTGGATAGCGTTCGTCACTCCAGCTTTTAATATTGAATTCTTTTTTGACCTCTTCTGAATAA